ACAACGAACAAGTCTTATAGTGCGACTTTCAACTGCACGAGTAGCTGCGACAAGACCATCACGATTATGCAAGAGAACTAATGTTTTCTTGGAAGGCTGTTTTATTTACCGGTCTTATTTTGATTGGGATTCGAGCGCTTGATCCCTACCCAGTAGAGGTCATTCGACTTAAAGGATTTGATTGGCTTCAACAGGCAGATACGCCAGTCCATGTTAAAGATATTGCGCTGGTAAATATTGGTGAACGAAGTTTGGCCGAGAAAGGTCAGTGGCCCTGGCCGAGAAAATATATTTCGGAGCTTATTGATGATTTGCGGGCCAATGGCGCTGGGGTTATCGGGATGGCGATTATGTTTCCTGAGCCTGATCGGTTTGGTGGGGATGCTGATCTAGCCGATGCGCTATCAAGAAACCCGGCGGTCGTGCTTGGTCAGACAGCTTCTTCCCGCAGTATCCAGGGCGCTGCCCCGCATGTGGGAACGGCAGTCATGGGTGGAAATGCCCAGGATCACTTATTCAAGTATCCCGGTGCCACGAGGAATTTAACGGTACTGGAAGAATCGGCTGATGGAGCAGGCATGTTGAGTTCTGCTCCTGAAATTGACGGAGTATTGAGGCGATTACCGCTGGCTGTCTCAGTGGGAGACAAGGTATATCCCTCTTTTGCATTGGAACTGGTGAGGGTTGCAACAGGCGAGCCTTCGTATCAGATGAAGATTGACGAGTCGGGCATTTCAGCGGTGAGGATACCGCCTTATGCACCGTTCTCAACGGACGGCAATGGAAGAGTTTGGTTGCGCTGGAATAAGACATTCCAGGAGGTTGAGGCAATCGACGATCTTTCTGCTGTTCGTGACAAGTGGGTCGTCATCGGCGTAACAGCCGAGGGGGTTTCCCCACTGGTCCCAACGCCGGTAGGTCTAAAAGACGCACATATCCCTCTCGTTACTCTCTTGAGTGCGTTGATAAATGAAGATGGCTTAGTTCGATCCAACCAAGCGAACTCGCTGGAGATAGTGGCCCTTCCTCTACTTCTCTTGCTGGTCGCATATTTGGCGAGATTGCCAATTAAGTTCGTCCTTCCCACTTTTATTATTCTTATCGGCGGGATCGGTGGCGGGTCGTATTACGCCTTTACTAAGGCTTATTTGGTGGATGCAAGCTATCCACTGTTAGCAGCGCTGATTGTTTTTGCACATTGCCTGTTCAATCAGTTTTACAAAGAGTTTGTGCTTAGACAGCAGATTAAGAAGCAGTTCGAGCATTACTTGGACCCAAGGCAGGTCAAGCGCCTTCAGGAGCAGCCAGAGTTGCTCAGGCTGGGCGGAGACAGACGTAGGGCAACCTACCTGTTCACTGACGTTAGGGGCTTCACCAGCCTCTCCGAAGCTCTGGAGCCTCCCCAGGTGGTTGAGGTCATGAATAAAGCCCTGACCATTCAGGCAGATTGTGTGAAAGAAGCGGGTGGTATGGTGGATAAGTTTATTGGTGACGCCATGATGGGGGTGTTCAATGCACCGCTGGATCAGGATGATCACGAGAATGCGGCCATTGACTGCGCCATTGAGATTCAGCGACAGATGGAAGAGTTGCGCCATGAGATGAAAAGCCAGGGATTTCCCGAGGTAGCGATTGGTGTCGGGATTAATACCGGGGATGCGGTGATCGGGAACATGGGGTCATCGACGCGCTTTGAGTACACCTGTATCGGGGACTCCGTAAATACCGCAGCCCGTATGGAAAGCGCAACCAAAGAAGCAGGGGTAGACATATTGATAGGGGCACCCACTGCGGAAGTTTCCCGTCATGAACTAAAAGAGTTGGAACCGATGGCCTTTAAGGGAAAGGCGGCTCCGGTGAGGGTATTTACGTTAAGGATTGCAGATGGGATTTAAGTTATCCATTGTGTTAAGTATCGCGTTAGTTGCTATGGCTGGTGGCTTTAAGCTCTATTACGATAAGAGCGAAGCAGAGAAACAAGCCATGGCAACGCAGTTACAGCAGGCAATGGACAATCAACAGCGCCTAGAGAATGCGGTTGCCACTCAAAATGAACAGCTTGAAAAGGCTGTGGCTGAACAAAAAGAATCACAACAGCGGATTCAGGGCTTAACCGTGGCAAATAATGAGGCTAACGAGAAAGTGGAGGATTTGCGTAATAAGTTTGCCGAGCATGATTTAGGCATGCTGTCGTTACGCAAGCCCGGTCTCGTGGAAAAAATGGTGAATCGTGGCACCGCTAGGGTTTTTCAGGAACTTAAAGATTTGACCGACCCGGATCAGTTTGATGAAGACGACGATACCGTTACTGATCCTACTTAGCGGCTGCTCCTTAATGGGGAGTTCGCCCTTCACACCGCCTGAAGTCAGGCCGGTGGAGGTGGTGACCATTGAAAAGCCTGCCCCCATGTATCACCCGCCGCTGCCGATGGCAGTCAGTGGGGTGCCGGTGGAATGGAAGATTCTGACGCCAGATACCATGGAAGAGTACATTATTGACTTAAAGGCAGGCGAAGCCCCTGTGAATACTTGGTATTCGCTGACGACAAAAGGTTATGAAAATCTCAGTACTAATATGGCACAGATTCAGCGCTATATTCGCCAGACTCTTTCGATCATTGAGTATTACCGAGACACAGACAAGTCTCGACAAGAGGACGATGAGCAAGCTGATTGAGATGTTACGTCGCCATGAGGGCGTAGAAAGTCATGCCTACATGTGTAGCCAGGATTTTCTCACCATAGGCGTTGGCCGAAATATTGATCCCGGTAACCATGAACTACCAGAGGGACTGGGGCTTTCCGAGGATGAGATCAATTATTTGCTGGAAAATGACATCATTCGGGTTGCACAAGAATTGCACAGTGAGTATTCGTGGTTTCCTGGGCTGGATGAGGCGCGTCGTGACGCGATGGTCGATATTAGTTTTAACTTGGGGCAAACAAGACTGAGGGGATTCAGGAAAGCTCTTGCTGCCATGGGTGAAGGGGATTGGGAAGAGGCAAGTAAACAATTTTTAGATAGCCGCTGGGCGGCGCAAGTTGGTAGCAGGGCTAGAGAATTAGCCGAGATGATCCGAACAGGGGAGTATCAGGATACGTGACGCTCATTAAGTACAACTTTCGTGCAGGCATTGATCGGGAGGGAACCGAATACAGCAGCGAGGGCGGCTGGTTTGATGCCGACAAGATGCGATTTCGCTCGGGTCTTCCTGAGAAAATAGGCGGCTGGACTAAGTACAGTTCCAATACGTTTCTCGGAACATGCCGGTCGCTATTTAACTATGCGGCTAAATCAGGAACCGAGTATGTGGGTATTGGGTCGCACCTGAAGTTCTATGTCAATGATGGTACGACCTACAACGACATCACACCTCTCCGCGCTACAACGTCGGCAGGCGATGTCACCTTTGGAGCATCGGATGGGTCTTCAACGATCACGGTGTCTGACACCTCGCACGGGGCAGTGAAGGACGATTATGTGACGTTCTCAGGGGCAGCAACTCTTGGTGGATTGGTCACCGCCGATGTACTTAATCAGGAATATCAGATTGACAGCATTGTTAATGCAAATTCATACAAGGTCATCGCGAAAGATACGTCCGGCGATGAAGTAACAGCCAACTCCAGTGACAGTGGTAATGGTGGTTCCAGCGTTGTTGGCGCGTATCAGATCAATGTGGGCTTGGATGAATATGTATCCAGCACGGGCTGGGGCGCTGGTGCGTGGGGTTCTGGTGGATTTGGATCGGCAACGTCTTTAGACGATACCAATCAATTACGCACCTGGACACAGGATAACTTTGGTGACGACCTGTTGATGAACCCGAGAATGGGCGGCGTTTATTACTGGGATCAAAGCTCCGGGACATCAACCAGGGCGGTCGCTGTTTCTACATTAAGCGGGGCGTCTGATACACCAACGAATGCTTTTCAGGTGATGACCTCGGATATTGATCGACATGTCATCTGTTTTGGTGTCAACCCGATAGGAACCACAACGCTTGATCCTATGCATGTCCGTTGGTCGGACCAGGAATCTGCCGCCGACTGGACCCCGACAGCGACGAATACGTCAGGTGGTGTCACGTTGAGTGGCGGCTCCCAGATTATCGGGGCGTTAAGAACACGGCAGGAAATTGTGATTTGGACAGATGCCGGTATGCACTCCATGCGTTTTAGTGGTGCGCCGTTCATCTTTACCTTCAACCAACTTGTTGAAGGCGTATCCATGATCAGTCCAAATGCGGCGATCAATGCGAACAATGCTGTGTTTTTTATGGATCGTGGTGGCTTTTATACCTACAGCGGTGCAGTACAGGCGCTGCCTTGCAGCGTATTGGACTACGTGTATTCCAATATCAATTTGGGGCAGGCGTTTAAGTGTTTTGGGACCA